CCTGCGGCTGAAATGGAAGCGGACAACCTGTGCCATACTCCGGACCTCGGGGTGCCGACGGGTCGAACCACGGCGGCGGGCCGCCCGGCCCCCACGGCGGCTCGCCATTCCACCCATCACCGCAGCAGTTCGGCGGCGGCGGACACGCGCCGGTGTACAGCTTGCCCGCGGCCGTCGTGATGATCTTGCCGTTATCGAGCTGGTAGATCATGTCGGCCCCGGCGCGGGCTCAGGCTCGCAGACCTGGACTTCGAGCCGCTCTTGGATGAGCAGGTACCAGCCAAGGCCTCCGTCGCCGTTGTCGTCCCGAATGCACAGCGCGCGAGCGCCGACGATCGCTGGCACGATGATGCCGTCGGGCATCACCGGTGTCCCCCAATGCGGCCGCACGTTCGTGAGGGTCTGGTCGGTGCCGCGGATCTTCACCGAGTAGTTGACCGACGAGACGACCGTCGGCTCCGTCGCGCTCGCCGCGGTGATCTCGCCGATGAGAATGTTTGGCGTCGGGCGCTCGAACGCGAACAGCGTCTCGCCGGTCGTCGTTCGCTGGGGCCACGCGTGCACGATCGTTCCGGGTCGGACCTGCTCGAGCCACTCGTTCTCTCGATGCGTGGTGTCGGTGTGTGTGGCTTCGAGCAGGTTGATCGCGCGATACGGCTGGAAGTCGGCCGAGGTGATCCCTCCCGGCTTCGCCACCCACGTGCCGAAGTCGGGGCTCTCGGGGTCAGTGTCCCAGGCGACCTGCGTGAAGTGATACAGGTAGCGGTACTGCCTGGTCTCTGCCGGGTCTGAGCCCGGCACTTCCCACGGCTCGGCGTTGTCGATACGAATCGTGATCGGCCCCGCCGGCAAGGGGCCGAGGTGCAGCATGGCCCACAGCGGGAGTGGTTCTTCCGGCGTGCCGTGCCCAGGCTCTTCGTCGCCGCTGAAGCCGGCTTCCGCCGCGATGATGGTGAACTCGCCGACCTCGCCGGCATGCAGCGTGCGCGACCCGGCGCGGAGGCTCGCACGACTCTGGCCCTCGCGCGTGATGATCACCAGCGCCGGGACCATCCCGTGGACGACGACCGGGCCGACCGCTCCCGGCAGGATGGGCCTGGCGGCGATGCATGTGCGGCCTACATGGGTCTCCGCCGGCTCGATGAGCCTCATGACGGGGCGGGTCTGGAACAGGTTCGCCGATGGATCGACCAGGTCATCCTCGCCGACTCGGGCCGGCTCCCAGCACGGGCCGCCGAGTGCCATCGCCTGGCCCTTCTCGATCAGCGTGGCCGTGGTGTTGAGCGCGGCGAGCACGCGGGGCCGCTCTGTGGAGTCTTCGGTAGTTTGGCCGAGGGTGCGAGACTCCGCGGCCGCGGCGGCTTGCTGCCAGCGGTTGAGGGTGCTTGCCTTGAGCCTGACATTCTCGCCGGATTGGAAGATCCGTTCGGCCATCAGGGCTCCGGGAGATCGAGCGCCGCAAACGAGACTTCGTCGTACACGCGGTCGATGTGTGCAAGGTCGGGGATCTTCCGAAGACGGCCGCTGGCGTCGGGAACGTCTCGGTACTGCACCGAGAGATAGTGCCAGCCCTTCTTTCCCGGTATGTTGATGAACTCGCCTGGCGGCGCTCCAGCGTTGATGACGAATGCGTCCTTGTTCTCAGAGATCGCAAACTGGGAGACGATCTCATAGTCGCCATTGGCGATTCGCGGCTCCCCGCGCGAGCCAAGGAACAGCACCTCGCCTGGCTCGAAGCCGCGGAAGTTGTCTGAGTTCACTTTGAACGCGTTCCGGTTGATCGTCCGGAGCCACGCCGTTGTGATGGAGCCGACCGGCTTGAACCCCCGCTCGGTCAGGATCCCGTTGCCCGTTGGAACGGACACGCCCTGGGGCACGCCGTTCTCGTCGATGTTGAGCGCGCCGCCCGTCAGTGTGCTGACCCCGCCCGCGTTGCCCCAAGAGCCAATGTGCTCGAGCGAGTAGGTCAGGAGGACTTCGCTCCGCTGAGTCTCGAAGGACTGGAAGAAGTCGGTCGTCTGTGGCTGAACGCGGATCGAACCGCCGGAAGTGGAGCCCCAGGTAACTCGGCCCTCGTAGACGCCGACTGTGACCGGGCGGATGATCGGATCGCCTCGCCTCAGCCGCCCAAGGTTGGCGGGGGTGTTGGCTACCAGGTGTGCGAGAACGGTGTCGGGGTTCGTTTCACCGCGCAGAATGTACAGCCGGCTCTGTTGGGCAGTGCCTTGCTCAAACCCGCCGCCGACCTCAATCATTTCGATGGGCATGGCTTATCCCAGGTTCAGGTAACCGGGCTCCATCCGCTCGACGGCTCGCTGGATGCTCGAGATCTTGCTGTCGATCCGCTCGAGGACCTGGCCGGTCGGTCCGCCGCGGAGGCCCGCCAGGGCCGTGTCGGTCAGGTTGAATGCACCGCGGACCCCGCCGAACTGAGAGATCGCCTCGAAGGCCTCGCCGATGCTCTCCATCGCGGCCTTGACCTTCGGCGCTGCCGCTTCTGGGCCGAAGGGATTCGCACCGCCGGCCTCGTACCAGGCGGCAAACGCGTCGGCCTGGGCCTTGGCTCGCGACTCCTCTAGGCCTGCACGTGCAGCGTCAATTTCCTTTTGCAACGCGTCGATTGGCGACTGAAGTATCGACCCGAAGTCCTTGCCGATCGCCTCGATCATCTGCTTGCGATAGCCCTCCTGGGCGTTGTAGTTCTCGAGGTACTGCCTACCCGCGTCGCCGAACAGTCCCTCCGCTCGCAGATCCCGCTCCGCGATCGTGTTCTCAAGACTTGCGTTGTGGCGCTTTTGCCAACGTACCAGCCACGAGTCGGTACTGAATGCTTCTCTGGCTCTGTTCCACCGAACGCTAGGATCCATTCCCGCGAGCCCTTCAAGCCCAGCACCGATCGCGAAGTACGCGCCGGCGATCGAGTCACCCACGAACTCAGCGGCGTTGACCAGCGGCGTCGCGACTCCCTTGTTCAAATCGAGCCGTGCATCCAAAAACTCAGCGTCTATCCGGTTGGCCAGCCCCGCGATTCCCTTGGCTCCAGCGGACTCGCCGTACTGATCCGGCGCTATCGTGGCGGCGACGGCGCTCGTCGCGCTCGCCATGAGCTTTGCGAGGGTCTCGCCGATCCAGGTGAAGAGGTTCTGAAATGCCTGCGCGATGCTCTTTGCCGCGGTCAGGAACGCCATCTGGAGAGAATTCGCTGCGATCTTCCCCGCCGTCTCCATGTCTCCGCTCTGCATCGCCTTCGTGAGATCGTCGAGCACGCCCTTCGTCGCTGTCCAGGCATCACCGATCATTTCGCCCGCTGCTCGGAGTGCTTCGCTCGGACCAACGGTGAAGGAGACGACCGCCGCGGCCAGTCCGACAACGGCTCCCGTTACGAGCACGATCGGGCTCGCGAGCAGGCCGATGCCGATGGCAGCTGCCTTGGCGGCGATCGCCAAGGTCACGAGTGCTGAACCAAGGACCACTGCGCCCGCTGCTGTTGCGCCCAGCGCCATGATGACCGCGGGGTTGGCGGAGACGAAGTTGCCGAACTGCGCGATCAGCGGCGTGATCGTCTCCAGCGCGACCGTCATCGCGGGGGCGAAGGCCTCGCCGATCTTCTGGCTCGTACGAGCGATCGAGGCTTCGAGCTCATCGAACCGGTCGGCAAGCGCTGCGCCAGCCCTGGCGGTGCTCGTGCTCATCGTCAGCCCGAGCTCCCGCGCCCGCGCCCGCATGTCCTGAAGCCCCTTGGCCCCGCGGTCCAGAAGTGGTATCAGGCTCGCGCCTGAGCGGCCGAAGATGCCCATCGCCGCGGCGGTCTTCTGCGCCGGGTCCTGGATCGCGGCGATCGCGTCGGCGATGACCTCAAACTGGCGGTCTGGGTGCAGGCCCTGCAGCTGCTCAATCGTCAGCCCCAGATCCTCGAGCGCTCCGACAGACCCGGCGTCGCCCTGCATCGCGCCGGCCAGGACACGCTGCATCCTGGCAACGCTGCTGGTCAGGTCGCTTATCTCGAGGTTCGCCTGCTGGACGCCGAGCTTCAGCTCGCTGATCGCCTCGACGGACATGCCCGTCTTTGTCGCCATGGTGTCGATGTCATCGGCGCTGTTGGCGAACAGCTTCGCCATGGTCGCGAGGCCTCCCAGGGCTGCGCCGCCGAGAGCGATGCTCGCGCCGCCGATCTTGCCGACCGACGCCGCGAAGGAGTTGAGTCGCTTCTCAGCGTTCGACATCGCCCGGTGAAACTTCTCGTCACGTGCGCCAAGCTCCACGAACGCGCGCCCAGCTCGGATGGCGGCTGCCACACTCATCGGAGATCTCCGGTCTTACGCAACGCGTCCTGCCACGCCTGGCGAAGCCCAGCGAGGCCCTTGCCGAACGCCGGCCGCATGAAGGGCCGTGCCGCCATGGTCCTGGTCTTCTTCACCCAGCGCCCCTGGGTCTGCCACGTCGAACCGTCCGACCGAATCCTGACGCGGCCGGGTTCGAAGGTTCGGAACCGCACCGTTCCGCCGAACTCGAGGACCTCTGGAGCGCCCGTCGGCTTGTTCGTTCGGGCAGGGCCGATGATGATGCTGCCCGTCGCGCGGTCGTACGAGAAGAAGACAAACTTCCGCAGGAGCGAGTTGGGATCACGGACGAAGGGCGGGTTGCCCGGCGCGCTGTACTCGGTCTCGTCGCTCCAGTTGACGACGCCCTCGATCTCCTGCCGAATGAGCTTCTTCCGCCGAGTCTTCAGCAGCTTGCGGGCCTGCTGCCGCACGTTCCCGCCGAGGGCGAACAGCGCGCGGTACCGGGCCTCGTTCATCGACGTGATGATGTCCTTCCGGTTGAAGAAGCCGGCCTTCATGCCCTTGATGGTCGCGGTCGGGGTGATCATCGGTCGTCGCGGTGCTGCTTGCGATGCTCTTCGAGAAGGCTCAGTCGGGTCTCGTGGCCGTGCAGACGATCCTCGAGCTTTTCAATGGTCCTGGACAACTCGCGCACGTCCGCGCCGAGTCGCTGAATGGTCGACATCAGACGCCCAATGCCGATCAAGATTCCGGCCGCGGACATCAGGATGGTCAGGAGCGTGAGCCCGTTGTCGAGAGTCATGCTTTGGGATCCGTTGCAGGTGATGAAGATGATGTCGGCGGCTGCATCGCCGCCAGCACTCGCATGAGCGCCGCGTTCTGTGCCGCGGCGGTTGCTTCGTCCCAAGCCTCGTCGGCGAGGCGCTTGCGGGCCAGCCCCTCGGCCAGGCCCTCGTCGTACGACTTGTCCGCTTGCTTCTGCCCGCGGCGAGTGATGCCGTACGCGCCAACGCCCGCAGCGCCGATACCCAGCAGGGTGCCGAGCCCGCTGAGGTTGACGCCGGCCTGACCGGCAGCTGCCTGGACGTATGGGTTGTCAGTGATGAACTTCAGGGCTGCCGCGCTCTGCTGGCGCTTGGTCTCGATCTCCGCCAGGGCGTTGTTTGCCACGGTCTCGATCGTCGTCAGACTCTGCTCCAGCCGCGCCTTGGCCGCCGCGGCATCGGCCACGCTCTGAGACACGGCCTGCTCCGTTTCGACGACAATCTGCTCCAGCTCGCTCTTGGCCTGAGCCTCACCAATGGCCACATCGCGGCGGACCTTCGACGCCCGCAACTCGGCCTGTGCGCGTGCCGCGAGGATGCGAGCCTCCGCCGCGTCCTGCTGCGCCTTGGCCTCGGCTTCCTTGGCCGCGGCCATCTGGTCCGACTTGATGCGGACCTGCGTTGCGGTGACCTGCTTCCCGGAGCCGTACGGGTCTTCGATCTTCGGTTCGAGGAATCCGCAGCCTGCGATGATGAGCGCGATGGCGGCGACGACGATGGCGATCGGGGTGCTCTTCATAGTGTGGCTCTCTGAGCGAGGATCTGGAACTCGGCGGCGCTCACGCGAGAGTCGTCGGTTCCGTCGGTTTGAGGCATGAAGTCCGAGGGCTTGGTTCGGTTTCCGGCGAGGTTCGCCACCAAGCTCATGAGGCGTGCGGTCTGTCCGCAGTGGAACTGCGTGGCCCCCGCCCACATGGCGATCAGCTGCCATTCCTGGAGGCCGTCGAGGCTGTTGAGGCCGATGGCTCCGGCGATTTGCCAGGCGTTGATCCAGGCACAAGGTCGACGGCCAGGCTCAGAACCTGGTCCGCCGCGCTCTGCGCCGCCTTCTCCTGAGCTTGGCGCACCTTTCGAATCTGCTTGGCCGCGGCGCGCAGGAACGCCCCGCGGCCCCCAACGAAATCCGCCAGTGCCTCCAGCAGGACCTCGGTGCCGGCCTCGATCCGCTCGAGGCTGTCGAACTTGGCGGCCCACTCCTCCGGGGTGCACTTCGGCTGGCAGCAGATGTGGAGGATGGTCACGACCGCCTTGCTGTTGGCCAGCGTTTCGACGGTCGTTGCGGGTGCACCCAGGAGGTCGTAGCCGGCCTGCCGGATCTGATCGAGCAGGCCGAAGTGCAGTCGGAACTCGTAGCGCTCGTTGGCGATCGCGAAGGCTTGCATGTGGCTCTCCGAAGGTCAGCGGCTGGGTGGGAGCGTGATCGACCTGGCGACTCAGCCCGTCACGGTTGAGAAGTTGGGCGAGATCGTCGCGTGCGGCGTCGGCCGCAGGGTGATGGTGATCTGGACGGTCGTGTTGGCCTGCTCGGGCTGGCTGATGCCCTCGACCATGAATACGGCCTCGAAGACCACGGTGCCCACGATGGCGATGGCGTCCGTGGTGAACTTCAGATGCACCGACGTCTGATTGATGAACGCCGTTCGCAAAGCGATGTAGCTCGCGTCGTCCGGCTCGAGGTTCAGCACTATCGACGCCGAGATGTCGATCTTGCCCGGGATGTACAGCGAGAACTTCGAGTCCCGGCTGCTCGCATCGACCGCCTGCCCGCTCAGCTGCAGCTCCGTCGAGACGACGTTCTTGATGAGCGCGGGGGCGAGCGGATCGCCCGTCATCAGATAGACCTTGTGAAAGTCGCCGGTTCGCTTGGTTCCCATGGGTCACTCCTGGTCGTGGTCGCTGGTGTGCACGCTGTAGCGTGCGAGGATGTTGATGAGCGCGACCGCCTGCGTCTCCCGCAGTGCGGTGTGCTCGATGGACCTGTCGCTCGTCGTTGCCTGCCACTCTGCGAGAATGCCGGGGCCGAGCGTCAGGTGCTTGCGTGTCAGTGCAGCACGAACATTGGCCGCGACGATCATCATCGCCTTGGCTTCCGCGAAGGTGTTCACCGCTCGGCGGATCACGGTCACGCCGACGCCGATCTCGTGGCGATCGCCATCGCGCGAGACCGGCTCGATCGTGTAGTCGGATGCGTAGACCAGCGTGATGACGTCGTTGTCGCGAACGTCGCGGACCACCGATGCCAAGGGCGCGGCGGCGGTCTGGACGATCAGGCCCAGGCCGTTGGTCTCCGGCGCGGTCTGCAGGAGCTCGGCGACCTCTTCGACGACCCGCGCATCAAGGGCGAGGCGGCTCACAGCGCACCTCCCGCGGCGGTGGTGCGGATGCGGATGCTCGTTCGATCGGCGGTCTGGTAGGACCAGGCGTCGAGGCCGGGCCGTGCGATCACGCGATAGATGACCGTCTGTCCGCCGACCGTGTCGCGGATCTGGTCGCCGGCCGCGGGGCGGAAGAGCGCGGCGCCGATCCTCAGATCCGCTGCGGTCACCGTCCAATCCTGGGTGCGAACCTCGACGACGACGTCGTCGTTGGTGACGGCCTCGCCGCGGGTCTGACCTGGCATGGCCCGGACCGTGATCTGCTCGTTCGTCGCCGCGCGAATGTACACCACCTCACGCGAGAGGCTGGTCTCGCGGACGCGGTTCAGAACGGCTTGGCCCTGCTGAAGGATCAAATCGGCCAGCCCGCCTGTCAGCGAGCCGGCCCGGAAGAGAGAGATCAGGATCAGGCCGCGAGCGGCTGCAGCACGAGGAAGAACCGGACCGCCGGCAGGTTGGCGGTTGCGCCATTCGTGACGTCAAGCCGCAGCTGCTCGTCGGGCAACAGCGCCGCGTGTGCCTGGTTCGGGACCGGCAGGTAAAAGGTCCCGCTGTTCGGCAGGGTGTTCACGTTGTTGTAAGTCGCGGTCGTGATCGAATTGCCCGCCTGGTCCTTGAAGTTGATGACGACCGTGTTGGCCGCGTCGACACCGCCGACGTTGCCCTGCGTGAGCCCGTAGATGCCGAGCACGCGGTGTCCGCGGGGAGCGACAAAGACCGGCCGGTCGGCGATGTCGGCACCGGCCGCCAGATCCTCGAGGTCCACCGGCACGATGAGCGACTGAGCCGGGTTGATGCGGCGGACCAGGACGGACGTCGTGTCATCCCCCGCCGCCTCGACGACGACGCCGGTGTCGAGGTTGCGAATGTCCCGCGTCGAGAGCCCTGTTGCCGGGTCGATGTACGCGCGCTCGCCCGGGACGAAGACCGTCGCCAAGGCCTTGTCGAGCTCGTCGATGCCCTCAAGCTGCAGGCCGACGAGCTCGTTGGCGGCGGTCGGGGTCGGGACCAGGCCTCGCACTGCGCCCACGTTCACGAACGTGCCTGCGGCCAGGGCCGCGGCCGGCCGGTGATTGATGCTGTCAGCGCGAGAACGACGAGTGTGCATGTGTGCTCCTTGCTCGGGTGTGTGTGCCCCGCCAGTGCGGAGCGTGAATCCAGGCCCTTGGCTCTCGCCCTGGGCCTGGTTGAAGTCAGTGGGAGTCGATCAGGCCTTGCCCTTGGACCAGGCGAGCCCGCGGCCATCGCCCTTGCCAGCGCCGTAGCGGGCATACGCACGGATCGAGAAGCCCAGGACGTCTGCCGGAGCGTCGACGGCCTCGACCGTGACGTCCTGATTGCCCTGGACAAAGACCATGTCCACGGGCATGACCGAATCGCCGAGGATGGCGAAGTTGTCCTCCTGGCTGCCAGGGACGAACTTCGTCAAGGACATGAACGGGCTGCAGATCGGCGTGAGCTTGCCCTGGTGCGGGTTGTCGGCCAGCTTGGGCTTGTTGGCGGTCGTCGTCTCGTTGACCTGCTGGGCCTTGTACAGCAGATCCGCGGCGGTCTTGTTCTTCGTCGTGACCAGCACCTTGGTCGGCTGAAGGAGGATCGGCAGACCGTTCGCGTCGACCTGATCCATCAGCAGCCGCTCGAGGGCGCTGATCGATTCGATCGAGAAGGCCGAGTCCGCACCCTCGATGTAGTTCTTCCTGGCGGCGCTGATCTCCGTGCCGAGCATGGAGAAGAGCACCTTGTACGCATCAATTTCAATCTGCTGCGCGGCGTGCACGGCGAACATCCCGGGCAGGCGATCGAGCGCGCCGAGGTGGTCGTTGATGTACATGACCTCGGTGATGTTCACGATGCCGGCAATCTGCTTCGCCTGCGTCGTGAACTCGCTCTCCTGGAGGCTCACGTCCTGAATCGTGCCGTCCTTGGCGACTTCGCGCATCGTCCCCAAGAGATCGATCTGATACGACTTGCTCGGCTGGAAGTTGGCGACGGGCCGCACGCTGCAGAACTGCCTCCAGGTCATGGGCTGCCGCTGCCACTGTTCCCGAAGGCGAGCGTCAACATACGAGTTGAACACGCTGGCCAGGGGAATGGTGCTCGCCGAGGCGGCTTGGATCGTGCGCTTCGCCTGAGCACGAAGCTGCAAGTCCAGTGCCTTCGCGGCCCGGAGCTCATCGGTGTGCGACATGTTGACCGAGTACTCGCCGTGAGCGGCCAGGAACTGGCGGACGGTCTTCTGAAGCGACGAACCGAGGCTCAGGCGATCGCCCTGCTCGACCGCCTGTGCGCCGAAGCGGCGGATGCGGTCATCGTCCTTCATGACTCCTGCGGTGAGGCCGGCCGCCAGGCAGAGGCCGATGGTCCCGGGCGTGGTGCCGCTGTTGATGTGCGCGGCGGGCGCGCTGGACGCCTTGAGCTTGAACACTTCGAGTTCGACCTTTTCGGCGGTCCACTTGTTCCTGATGGCCTTCGCGGCCAGCTCGAGGTGGGTGGTGCCGCAGATCTCCAGGATCTTGCTCTGACGCTCGAGGTTCTGCGCGAGCTCCTCATCGCTGGCCTGGATCGTCGATCGGCTGTTCGCCGCGGCCAGCCGCCCTCGGCTCGCGGCCTGAACGCCGGTCGCCGCGCCGGAGCCAGCGGCAGCCGCCTCGCCGGCCTTGGCCGCGTCGGCCTGCTCGGCGTCGTACTCCGCCTGCAACGTGGTCATCTCGTCGTCCGTCAGGTCCGCCAGGACCTTGCCCTTCGCCTTCACCCATGCCTCGAAGCCCATGCGTTTCTCCTTTGTTTCGCCCGCGCGCTGGGCGGCGAGCCTGGTTTCCGTGTCCGGGTCCGCGCCCGCCGCCACAAGCGACACTTCGCGGAGCCGTGACGTGGTGACGATTTCAACAGGGCCAACGACCTCGCGGCCGTTGACCACGGTCTTTTCTCCCGCTCTCAATTCCCTTGTCTCGATGACATCGATTCCAATCGAGGCCTCCCACGAATAGCCGTTTTTGGCCATCGCGACGACAAGGTCGGCCTCCGGGTACCCAATCGCGGACACCACGGCCGCGACATAGAGCTGGCCGGTGTCGACACGCGCCGACTCAAGATGACCGAGGATCTTGGACTCGTCGTGCTGACGCAGGAATGAGCGAGGCTTGCCCTCGCGGAGGTCGATCCCCGCCAAGTCGACGACGACCCCATCCCAGAAACCGGGATGCTCGATGCGGCTGCCTGTGTAGGCGAGACTCTCGAACCGCGGGAGCTTCGTGCCGTCCGCGTTCTGAAACTTCATGCTGCCGCCCGAGGAGGCGAGCCGAATCTGGCGCGTGCGCGAAACGTTGAGGTTGAGTCGGCGGGTCTTCACTGGGCGGCCTCCTGCAGGTTGTTGTCGGCGCTGCCCTGGCCGCTCGCGGTCGATGATGCCGGCTGCGAGGCCTTGGGCTGCATGAACTCGAGCTGCGTGCCCCCGAGCATCGCGCGTTCGCTGCGGATCATGCTCGCTTGGCTGCGCGGGTCGCGCGTGCTGTACTGGCGGACGCAGTCGCCCCACGTCTTCAGTCCGTGGCGCACCGCTTCGATGTCGGCGTTCATCGTCTTTTCAACGTCGACGTGCGGCCGGATCGGCCAGGCCCAGAAGGCCTGCAGTCGCAGCAGCAGCGATCGGAGCCGATAGGAGAACTTGCCTTCGCCTGCTCGCGCCGCCCACAGCTGGTCGCTCTTGACGGCGTACCAGAGGTACTTGTCCAGGAGCGGGGCGATCACGAGCTCCTCGATCCGCATCTGCCGGTCCTGCGTGGCCAGGTTGTACGACTGGAAGTCCAGTCGGGCGCTCGCGTACGAGTGCCCGCTGCTGTCGCCAAACGCGATGCAGTACGGCATCAGCACCGCACGCGCCGCCTCCGTGACGACCGACTTGTAGTACTCGCCATACGTTGCGCCGCCGTGGCCGGGCTGCAGCATCTGCGCTTCCCAGCCTGCCGGCAGCGTGACCGCCATGCGGTTGGCGAGCGGGAGCGTCAGACCGGTCGCGACCTTGGCAGTCTGGCCGTCCGGCGGCGTGTCGGTCTTGAAGAACACGGCGAAGTTGGCGTTCGTCTCGGCCTGGGCAACCGTCGCCAGGCCGAACCGGCGAAGGTTGGCGAGCAGCGGGATGGCCGCGGCGATCGCGGGGAAGCCTCTTCGCTGGCCTGGGCGCTGCCAGTCGAATAGGTGCAGCATGTCCTCGGCGTCGACCGGCGTCGTCTCGAGCGACGCGCCCAGGCCGTTCACCTCGCCGGGGTGATCGACCCGCACGTGGTAGCGGATGGGGTTGCCGAAGGTGTCGTAATCGATGCCCGAGACATGCTCCGGCGACTCGAAGACAAACGGGGAGCTTTCGACCTGGTCGGCTTCGAGGAGGCGAAGATCCAGCTGGATCGGGTGCTTGATCTTCGGGTTGTGGAGCATGACGCCGAAGGCCTCGCCGTCGATCGCCTCAGCGCGGACCATGACGGAGAGCTTGCGGCGCAGTGCGATCGCTCGCGCCCACTTCTGGAAGAGAACCTCGAACTCGTCGATCTCGGCGCGGAGGTCGTCGTCGGGCTGTTCGCCCATCGGAAGGTCAAGTTGCAGCGTCGGCCCGCGGCCGATCGTGTCGATGGTGAGCGTCTGCACCATGCCCGCCAGGACGGCGTTGTTGGCGGCTTCGGCGCGGCAGCGCTCGCGGGCGATGCGGCGGACCTGGGGTACCAGGCTCGCGATCGCCGAGCGGTCGTCGGCCGTCTGCAGGAAGTGACGCGCGATCTCCGGGGTGTTCCGCGCGATGTCGTACCGCGTGGCCTCGACTCGCGCAGGCTCAGCAGAAGCAGCCATGGCGGGCGGCGAGGCCTGGACACCGGTTGGAAGGTCTACGTAGATCATGTTCCGGGGGGCTGGGGGATGATCTTGACGAAGCCGATCGCGCTGAGTGGGTTGCTTGAGACGCTTGCCCGCTGGATCTCTCGGCGTGCCTCGATCGTCTCGGTCACGCTGTCGAGGGTGACCGACTGGCCATCCGACGTCGTCGAGCGCACGCCCTCTTTGGCTCGCTCCTCGATTTTCGTCTTCAGCTCGTCAGCCATTGCAAGGGCTCCTGGTCCGCTTGGTTCTACCGACTGGTCCACCTTCGGGCAAGGGCTCGGGGGAAAACGTCCCAGCGTCTGGGACGTTCCGTGTCAATTCAGTCGTCGCGGACCGCCGATGGGGGGAGCGAGGGCGTCGAGCGGACCGAGCACCGCAAGGGCGAGCTCCCGGCCGTTGAGGTCGTACTCGGGCCTCAGCCAGTCCAGGTGTGGCTGCACTCGCGGCGTCGCCGACGCCAGGGCAAAGGGCGAGTCGAGGAACGTCGGCGAGTCGGTGAGGTTCACGCCGGGCACGACGTTGCCTCCGCCGAAGTCGCGTGGGACTTCACGAACACCGAAGAACTCGCAGCCGGCCATGCCTCCGGTGCCGCCGGCCGCGGGTGCTCCGTTGCGGAATCCAACGACGTTCTTGTCGGTGCCGCTGACCGGCGCGCCCCCAAGGAAGGTGAGGCGGCTGTTGACGCCGAAGCTCTTCGAGAACTCCGTCGACCTGAATCGAGCGAGGAACTCGGCCATCTGGTTCGGCGCAGACTTGATCGTGAACTGCGAGTTGGCCATGGCGATGACGGGCGTCGAGCCCGTGTTCGTGGCGAAGATCGTCCAGTAGGTCGTGCTATTCCCGGCGAGCGATCGGGCGTCGATCTCGAAGCGGCTTCCCATGAAGAGCAGGTTGTTGTTCGAAGCGTTCAACGCGACGACTGCGCCCGAGCCCGACGTCCACGGGATCTGGACATCGCACCCGAGGTACGAGGTGTCCATCGACAGCGAGAGGGCTCCGAGCCGTCCGAGCGGCTGTCGGCAGAGGATGACGCGCGATCGCCCCCACGAGGTGGCAAGCTCGGCGTTGGGCTGGCTCTGGCCATCGCCGCGGCCGTCAGCGCCGCCGATGAAGACGACGCTCCCACCGTCGGCGACTGCGTCCTCGTCGATCTCGCAGTCCATGATGATGGCCAACGCCGGTGGCGGCTGGTTCGCACCCGCGTGACCGTACCAGCCCTGGCACACGCCACGGGGCGTGCTCGTAATCGTCGTGCCCGTTCCGTTGGTACCCAGGTTGAGCGACCGAAGGTTTCCACCGATCAGCCGATCCCCGATGACCAAGAACTCGTTGCCGCCGCCTTGCGCGTAGTCCACGTGAACCGTCGAGTTTCCGAGGTTGTCTCCCTGCGTGAAGCCCGCCGAGTTTCGCCAGTAGAGCGTCGTCCCGCCCGTCGCGTTCAGGGCTGTGACGAGGTGGCCGTACGCGTGGTGACCGCTATAGCCGACCACGCAGTTGTCGATGACGGCGTACTTGTTGCCCTCGTGGGTCAGATGAATGCAGTACGCCTGGCTGACGCCGACGTCGGAGTTCATGCCCCAGCCCGCAACGACGAGGCCGCTACTTCGGAAGCCCGTGACGTCGCCGACGCTGATACCCCGTGTCGTCGCGATCTGGGCTTCGATCCGGCCTGTGGTGTTCTGGATCGCGTTCCTCGCGGACCGCGAAACGTGGAAGAGTCGCTGGTTCGTCGGGTCATAAACCGCGCTGTCCTGGTCGAGGGCCGCGAGCGTCGCCAGCTGCGCGGTGATCGTCGGGCTTGTCGCCGCGGTGAGCCGACCACCCCAGGCGATCGTCTGCCGACCCATGCCTCCCGCCGCTCCGTCGCGCGGATCATCCTCGGCGAAACGCGTGTGATACACGGTCTGCGTGACGGAGCGGAACCAGACGTTGCCCGGCAGTCCGGCGTACCCGCCGCCGAGCGTGCTCGCGAGCGTCCACCCGCCGGCAAAGGGGGCGAGAAAGCCCAGGATCTGCGGCGCTCGTTGGAGCGAGCCCACGTCGTCAGCGCCCGCTGTCGCTGTGCCTCGATACCCGGTGATGGTGATGTTGTTCAGGTTGATGTTGGTCTGCGAGCCCGCCAGGTTGGCGGGGTCGCAACGGAACACATCGCCGCGGCGGAGATAGATCGTCGTGTTCGCTTGTGCGTTCGCGGCGATGATCGCGGCGAGGTCGGCCGTGTGCCGAGCGCCGAAGGCCAGTGCCGGTGTCGTCCCGTTCCTGGCTGGATTGGCACCAGTCACGGCACCGGTCGCCGACCCGTTCGCGTTGAACTCGATGTAGATCGAGTTTTGCCGCTGGATCGGGCACAGGCTCAGCAGGAGTTGAGCGCCGGCCTTGATCCACAGAAGCTCGGCGCGAGTGCCGGGCGCAGGAAGCGGTCCCTGGCTGTCGAGCAGGAAGGGCATGGCTTACTCCGTGGGGATGACAGAGGCGATCGCGTTGCCGCCGACGGCGCGGAGTCGCAGTGTCTTGAGGCCTGCCAGCTTGCCGCCGGTTCCAAGCTCGCGCTCCTTCCGAAACTCGACGGACGTCCCGGGGCTGACCTTGTGCCAGGTGGCTCCGTGAATCTCCGGCGCGTTGACCTCGACTGCCGTGGGGCTCGCGAACTCGCAGGTCACCAGGACGGACCGATAGGGCGCGCCGAAGTCGCCGTTGAAGACTTCGTTGGTGGCTCCGCTGGCGATGGTGACCGAGTTGAAGGGCAGACTCATGAGCGGCTCCGGTGGGGATCTCGCACGCGACGTGTGGCTGTCGTCGCGGAAGTCCTACCAGCTCACGCTGAGGGGATCAATGGGCGGCGGCGGAACGTCCCAGACGCTGGGACGTTCTCACAAAATTTGTTCGATGGTGCAGAAGACGTGCTTGCAGTAGTCGCACTCGCGCCAGCGCTGGCGAAAGTTCGCCCCCACGTTGGTCTCGCGGAACCGGCTGGTCTTCACGCTCGCGTTGCAGCCACACTTTGGGCAGCGGATCGGATCTCCGCTCGGCTGGTACGCGGGGTCGAGCGCGGCGTATGGCCCGCTCGGCGCTGCCGGCCCCGAGGTGGCATCTGCGGACGCGGGTGTCGGCGGCGGAGCTCCGCCGGCTGGACGCGCGGGTGGTGGACCCTTCTTGCCTTTGTCGCTCAGCCCCATGCGGAACTCCCGGGTTGACTGCCGACCTGCCACAGCCTGGCGAGGTCGACGAATTCGCTGCCTTCGTCGCTGGTCGCGGTCGGCCACAAGGTCAGGCCTTCCATGCTCGCGGCCGCGGCGCAGCCGACGAGGCCGTCCCACCAGTGGTTGTCGCGGCCCGCGGCTCCGCCCCATTCGTCGAGCCGCCGGCCGTGGCCGACCGTGCGCGTCGGCCGCTCGGAGCGGATGTGGTCAATGAGCATGCGGTGCAGGTCCGCGTTCGCGTCGAGCTGGCCGTAGAAGGTCAGCGCGCCCGGGTCACCCGGTGCGGTGCGGAGGCGATCGGCGACGAACGTCTTCCAGTAGTTCACGTCAATCTGGAGGAGCCTCGTCGCTCGTGCGGCCTTGGGCGAGGTGAGCAGCCAGTGCAGGCCGCGGCGCTCGCCTGGTCTGATCTTCCAGGTGCTCATCGGGGACTTCGCCGCGGTGATGCCGACGCCGGCACTCGGCGTGATGATCGCTTTGTGTGGGCTGATCCTGGCGATCTCGTGGACGATCTCGGTGCTGACGTTCCAGTTGGAGTCGATCAGCAGCCGGCTCAGCAGCATCTCTGCGCCGTCCTCTCGCAGCCACGTGCGGCCGCAGAGGTCGTTGGTCAGATCAATCAGGCCCTGGCGGAGCCGGGCCTGCTGGTCGTGCCCGGGGTAGCGCTTGCTCAGTGTCTCGCGGATGTCGCGGTTGCTGAAGTAGGCGTCGGCTTGGCCCGGCCAGGTGCCATAAGCGATCACGCTCCCGCGCATCCGCTCGCCCCAAGCGCAGATCACGTACCACAGCGCCTCGCCCTGCACGTCGACGAAGCCGGTGAGGTGGCTCGCGTAGAGGGGCACGCGGCCGCGCGGGAGACCGCTCAGCCTGGCGGCGAGATCGGCGGCGCTGAGGAGCTTGGCCTCCGTCTCATCGCGAAGCGGCTCCAGCTGATACTCGCTGGCGAACATCTGCGGGCGCAGGAGGTAGATGTGCATGAGGCTCTGCACGGCGCTCACGCATCCGGGCTCGATTCGCTCCGGCCAATAGACCTCAGCGCCGTGGTCCAGCTGCTTGCGGTGTCGCTTGTAGAACGCGTTGACCTCGCCGAAGTCCTTCCGGAGGGTCGCCGCGCGGAGCAGCTCGAGGTACTGACCTCGCCAAAGGTCGAGCCGCTCGGGCATGGTGATCATCGCGCGGAACCGCTCGCCCGACCATTGCGGGCTCTTCTCGCGGTCGAGCAGCCGGTCGGCGAGGTCGTCATGCTCAATGACCGTGCAGGGGACGACCGTCGCGAGGGGCCGCGTCGGTCCCTGCAGGCCCTGCAGGCCGGACTCGAGCGTGCGTTGCCGAGAGACGACCTGGGCCGGGCTCCGCGCCGACGCGTCGGTCTGCGGGTCGTCGGCGATGACGAGCTCCGGCCTGACGGAACGGCCGTCGCGGCGCTGGTGATTCAGCCCGCGGAAGCCCGACTCGAGACCGACCGCCTCGATGATGCAGCCCGCGGCCTTGGAGCCCGGGATGTCCGGGAGCACGATGACTCCGTCACCCCATTGCATGTGCGTGCGCCGGCCGTGGTGCAGCTGGCCCGCACATCGCCGCGGCTCGCCCTCGAGCGCCGCGATCGGATAGCAGACCTCCGGGAAGTCGGCGGCGAGTTCGACCGATGTCTCCAGCCAAGTCTTCAGCGTCGCGATCGACTGCTCCGCCTTCTTCTCTGACGCGCCGACGAACAGGATGTACGGCACCCCGTTCAATGCGGCCCAGAGCGTGGCGGCCTCGCAGAGCTTGGTCTTTCCCGAGCCGCGTGGCATGCCGACGGCGAACCCTCCGCCCTGGCGGATGACGGCCTCCAGGACTTCGATCACTCGCAGGTGTGCTTTGCTGAATGTCAGCGCGAAGGTCGCCGGGAAGTACGTTCGGCAGAACGTCTCCAGGCTCGCGAGGCAGCGGTGCTTTCGTGCCGGCCGTGCGACCCTGGGGATGCGGCCGATGTCACGGCCCTCCCGCGAGATGCGCTGCTCACGCGCACCTGCAGACTTGAGCTTGCGCTGATAACTCGCTCCCTTGCCGGCCTTTGGCACTTATGGGTCTCGGGGGCTCCCCGCCATTTCGTGGCGTCCTGCCGGTGGGGTGGCTCAATCGTATCGGGAAAGGTATCGTCAGTGCATGCCAAGTCTCCGCGAGCAACTCGAGCCCCACATCCGCGCGTTCGGCGTCGGCAGGTTGGCGGATGCGACCGGCATCCGCGGCCCGAACATCTCCGAGTTCCTTCATGGCAAGCGGAGCATGCGTGAGGAGAACCTCACCAAGATGGCGACGGCGCTCGGCTTTGAGATCGTCATCCGCCGGACGAAGTCAGCCTCGGCGGGCGCTCGGCCGGCCGCTCGTCCCGCTGCTCGCCCGCGGCGTCGCGCGTGATCGGCGCGGTGGTTTGATGATCAGCGTTGCGCCGAGGGCCTTGACGATCGCCTCGATGTGCTTCACCGGCAGTTCCCGACGGCCGGCCATGTAGGCGTTCAGCGATGGGGCGTGGATGCCGATCTCCGCGGCGCAGCGGGCCTGGCCGTACTCGTTGATCAGTGGTGTCAGTTGTTCGCGGATCATGCGTGCTCCTGGAGAGTCTGGCGGATCTCGAGCGGGTCCCTCCCGGTCAGCACCGAGAGGGAGACGATCAGGTGTGAGAGGACTCGCTCATTCTTCGCGACGTCGCGTGCGGTCGCTGGCATTCTGCGGGCGCGCTTGTCGCCGGCCTCGATCGCGGCCTCGATCCCGGTCAGCAGCTTGAGCATCTGCAGGGCGGTGGTCTGGCGGCGGGACTCGGGCGCGAGCTTGTTCGTGATCTTCATGGGGGTGCTCCTTTGGGGCGTTTCATTCGGCGTCGTTCAGGAAGGCCTCGACCTCTTCTGGCTCTTGGCTGCTGATGAATCCGACCAGGTTGATCAGGTCTTCGCGGATCTTGCCGAGGTCTCCGGCGTGGCCCCAGTTCTTCGGTTCGGCCTTCTGCTCGGCGTCGTGCCGGTCGAGCTCCATCTGCAGCACATCCATCAGGCGGGCGATGTCGTTGCGGCGAGCGGCGTAGGTCTGGGCGGCGGTTGCGGACATGGTCGTGCTCCTTACTTCGTGATGGGGTTGCGGGGCTTGCTCTGCGCGTTCATGCCGCGGGCCTCTCGGCAGGCATCGCCGCGGCCCTGGCGGTAGCCGGTGCTCAGTCCTGCGGAGTAGCCGGCCTCGAAGGCCGCGGCGATCACCTCGCGGAGCGTGGCGACCGAGAGGTCGTGGAAGTCCAGGTGGTCGCGCCCGCGGGTCGCGAGCGTTTCGAGTTCAAGGTTGGTCCTCGCGGCCTCCATCGCGGCGCTCATGGCGTTGGTCTTTGCGGTCGCGTCGAGGCTGATCTTGCTGCTGCTCATTGCTTGCTCCTGTTCTCACACATTAGCACCCGTGCTAATCAATGCCAGCGCAATGCGAGAAAAGAAGAGCAGAATTGCAAAGATCTCAGCGGCGTTTCGCGGCCGCGATCGCGGCGGCCGCGAGCCTGGCCAGCTCGCTGACGGGATAGCCCTTCGGCCCGAGTCTCAGGGGTTCCAGGTGCTCGCGAACGGCGGCGAGTTCGAGGCTGCTTTCGTCATCGGCGGCGTGCGCCGGGGTCTCCGTGGGCGCGTCGAGGCGCATCAGCTTGACGAGCTCGGCCTGGGCGCGGAGGGCGGTGCGGTTGTCCTGCCCCTGCAGCGCGCGGCGGTAGATGTCCTCGAACCGAACGACGGCCTTGCCCCGCTCGACCGCTCGGCTCGCGTCGCCGGCCAGAATGATCCGGCGGTGGACCTCGGCCATGGTCTCCTCGAGCGCGTCCGCCGGCACGCCGATCTTCGCCAGCGCGGCGTTCTTCAGATCGGTCGGGCTAAGCCCGCTGACGCTGAGGAGGATGAGCTTCTCGACGTGGCCCTGGTCAGGCGTCGCGGGCATGCGCCTCCTCCATCCATCGCGCGTGAAACCTCAGCAGGTCGGCGCTTTGCGTCAGCGTGAACTGCTCGATCGCGCGGCAGGTCCGCAGGTTGGCCGAGGACTCGACGACGAACGCTCGGCCGTCGGTCAGCCTGGCGGCGATGATCTTCGCGTGCGTCCGTGTCGCGCAGTACCAGCCCCCGCGGGCGGGGAGCTCGGCGCGAAGGCGGTTGCAGACGTCGGCCTCGTTGTAGTCCGACTCGTAGAAGTGGGAGACCAGAAGCCTGGTCGGCCCGATCACGCCGGCATCCATCGCGCTGAGAAGGCGCTGGGCGTTGGCGGCGTTGAAGCCGAGCGTCGCGAGCCAGAGGTCGGCGATTCGCGCCGGGCTCGCGTGGATCAGGATCGCATCGACGAGGTCGTATCCGTCCCAGGCCCCGCTCATGAGGCCGTGCCAGGACTCGTTGTCCGCCGGCAGGCCCCCGAGCGCGTGAGCCGCGACGTCGGCCCTAGTCAGGTCGATCGTCTTCCGCCCCGCGGCGGTGCGCTTGAGCAGCGGTGTTCCTTCGAGCGGGATGGGCTTGGCCTTGGCGCGGCTCTCGCGCTCCGGCGATCGCGTCACGCCGAGGATCTCGTCGAGGTCATCCATCGATCCGCTCCGCGGCCTTTCCCGCGAAGGCCTCCCATCGGGCGATGATCACGTCGCAGTACAGTGGGTCGAGCTCCATCAGGAACGCGCGGCGTCCGGTCATCTCCGCGGCGATAAGCGTCATCCCGCTCCCGCCGAAGAGGTCGAGGACGTTCTCGCCCGGGAGCGTGCTGTACTCAATCGCCCGGCGGGCCAGCTCGACGGGCTTCTCCGTGAGGTGGACCATCGCCTGCGGGCTGACCTTCTTCACTCGCCACACGTCGCTCGGCGCGTCGGCGTGGACGATCGCGGCCTGATCGTCGCCGAGCTCGACCTCCGCGAGCCCCTTGCGTCCGGAGCTCGCCGGCAGCACGTCGACGCTGGCGTCGCCGGCCTTGATCCTCACGCCCTGGCCGAGCTTGACCCCGCGCGGCGCCCTTCCTCCGCGGCGAATCTCCCAGGTGTCTGAAACGTTGGCTTGCCCGAAGAACCGATGCGCCGCACCCGCTCTCCAGCCGTAGAAGCACCACTCGTGGTTGCCCATGAAATCTCGCCGGCTGAGCGTCGGGTGCTCCTTGATCCAGATGATCGCCTGGGCCAGGTGCAGGTTGTTCCTCCGGAACGCCAGCGAGTAGGGCTCGGGCGAGACGTACCCGCCCCAGGCGTAGACCGCGCCGCCCGGCACGAGCACTCGAGCCATCTGTCCGAACCAGGCGAGCACGAGCCGCTCGTACTCGGCGGGGCTGTGGTCGTCGTTCATGATCACGCGATCGCGGGCGCGCTCCGTCTTCTTCTCGCCCTTGGCCTTCGGCTTGCTCCGCGGCTGGACCGCTACGTTGTACGGCGGGTCGGTGTGAACGAGATGGATCGGCGATCGGGCGACGAGCCGGTCGACATCCTCGGTGCTCGCCGAGTCTCCGCACAGCAGGAGGTGGCGACCAAGCTTGATCAGCTGGCCGCGCTTCGTCGTCGCGACCGCGGGCACGGCCGGCACGTCGTCAGGGTCAACGCCCCGCTCCTGGTACCCGCCGGCCAGGATGCGGTCGATGTCGCCGCGCGTGAAGCCGAGGAGCGTCATGTCGATCGCGGCTCCGATCGCCTCCAGCTCGCCGCGGAGGAGGTCCTCGTTCCACTCGGCGAGCTCGCCGACCTTGTTGTCGGCGATGCGCAGCGCTCGGACCTGGTCCGGCGTCAGGTCCGCGGCGACGATCACCGGCACGTCGGCCAGCCCGAGCTTCAGCGCAGCCTTGAGCCGCGTGTGCCCGGCGATGATCACGCCCTCGGCGTCGACGAGGATCGGGAATCGGAACCCGAACGCGGCGATCGAGGCCGCGCACGCGTCAACCGCCCCCTCGTTGTCGCGAGGATTCCGCTGAAAAGGCCGCACTTTTGCGACCGGCCACCGTTGGATCTGCTCCACCCGCTCTCCGAACTTCCCAAGGAAAGAAAGACTACCTTGGAAGGCGGCAGTTCCGGAGGCTGCAAACGTCCACACTTACCCCTAGAAGGACCCAAACCCGGGGGGGGTGGGGGGCGTCTTGGGCTCCGTCTGAATACCAAAGTGAATAATCCGCACCCGGTTCTTCCTCGGAGCACCGCGGCGTTCCGTTGTTTAGACCAGGTTGATCTTCACCTGCGGGCGTCTGCTCTCCCAACGGGCCATGACGAAGACCTCGCCCCATTCCCCGATGCGGCTCATCACGTCCGCGCCGAGCGACTCGACCAAGGCATCTGGCGTGTAGTTCGCGGCGATGATCGTGCCTGCCTTCATCTGGTACCGCGCGTTCAGCAGCTCGCCGAGGATGAGCATCTCCTCCGGCGTGTGCCGGCGGCGGTGGAGGTCGTCGATCAGCATCAGCGACTGCATCTTGCACAGCTGGTCAATCACCGTGGCTCGCGGCGTTCGCTCGCCGAAGGCCTTGGTGCTGATGTGCTCGATGATCTCTGCGCCTTCCCACATCCGCACCATCGACAGGGAAGGCTCGGCGCAGGCCTCCCAGGCGACCTGGGTCAGCAGCTGGGTCTTGCCAATGCCCCGCTCGCCGAGAAGGACGACGCATCGGCCCGCCAGAGCAGCCTTGAGAACGGCTCGCGCAAGTGCGCCCTGGTCAGGCCACTTCAGCCCTCCTTCAAGGACCGCTTTGTGTCTCGGGCTGATGCAGGCATACTGGCGCTTGCTCTCGACTCGTTGCGCGGCGAGGCTCTGTGCGGTCTGGCGGTCGATCTGGTCCTTCGCTGCTCTCGCCTCCCGCGCTCGGTTCGCCTGCTCCGCGGTCATCTGCCTCATGCTGTGCTCCTCATGGTCGTGGTGGTTGCCTCTTCGCCATTCGCGGCTCGCCATGCCGCCCAGTTCGTCGCGTCCTTCACGCTGAGCCTCTGCGGTGCCTGGCGTTCCGGCGCTCGCCTGGCGAAGACCATCTGCCAGCCCGAGGCCCAGGCCGCGTCGATCGCTCGCACGGCCGCGGCCTCGCCCCCTGCGGACATCTCGGTTCGGACCGCCTCGAGCGCCGCGGCGATCTTGTCTGCCGTCGCCGGGTTCCGCCATCCAGCCCTCGCCCGCTGGTCGAGCCAACGTGCCCAGGCCCGGCGGACGGCCTCGGGCAGGTCGGGCTCGCGGAGCTCGGCTGGCAGTGCCTCGAGCGCCTTGGCGGCTCTGGTCGCGTTCGCCTTCGCCGCGGCCTCCGACCGGCTGGACCCTAACGGATTGGCGTCACGCTGCAGCGTGACGGAGCGTGACGCGTCACGCTGTGCGTCACGCGCGGGTTTTTGTGTATTGTCTTGGTATTTATCAGCCTCTTCAGCAGGAAAGAGACCGGAAGAAGAACCAAAACCGCGCGCGAGTGCGTCACGCTCCGTCACGCTGCCGTCACGCTGACCGTCACGCTGCGTCACGCTTGAGCGTGACGCGTCACGCGCGCTCGCGGCCGATCTGTTAGGGTCTGCGATGGCCCGAAGGCTCGCTCGGTACCGTCGGGCTCGCTCGGCGGCGAGGGCTCGCCGGCGTGCGTCCGAGTCGGTCTGGGGGGCTGACGATCGGCCCACAGCCGCCGGCGGCGGCGCGGGCTGCTCGGAGGCCTGGCTCGGCTCCGGGCTCGCCTGGGCGTCGCCGCGGGCTCGCCGGCGCTCGCGGCGCAGCTTCTGTGCCTCGTCGAGCACGTCGGCGAGGAGTTCGGCGAGGGTTGTGATAAGGGCTGAGCGGTTCACGAGGCTCTCCTGGCGGTGGTGTAGCGGATGGCGCGAGCCTGCCAGGCGGCCCAGAAGGCCTGCTCGGCGATTTCGACGCGGCGTGCGAAGTCGGGGTCTCTCATGAGCTCCCGGGCGGCGGTGTGCATCTCCAGGACGCTGGTGTGTCCTGCTGAGCGTGGGCGCAGCCGCCGGCGGATTTCGGGGTACGACGCTCCGATGTACTGGCGGGCCAGGAGCACGATGACCCGGCGGGCCTCGATCGTCGCTGCGCCTCGGCTGTCGTCAAGGAGCAGATCGACGGGCACGCCGAGCGCCCTGGCGGCGGGCTCGATCAGGTCGTCGAGGATGGGGGGCGGTAAGTTCATGGGAAGAGCGGCTCGATCTGTCCGGGGAATGGCAGGTCCCAGTTCGCGATGATCTCATCCCAGTCGAGCGCCTCGGCTGGCAGGTCCGCCTGGCCTGCGGCGAGCACCCTGCCGATCTGCTCCTGCAGGTGAGGGAGCCTGAAGCACTCCGGCGGCTTTTCGCCGCTGGGATTGCACGCGAGCGCGGCCTTCATGTGCGGGCTCTCGATGAAGCGGCGGAGCCAGGCGGTGATGGCGCAGTTCGGGCAGAAGCCTCGGTCCTTCGCGTGCTTGAGGAGCCGGGCCTGGTCGTTCGACGTCGCGGCGATCCGGCACCTGACGGCGCAGCGATCGCAGTTGACGATGCGGCCTGCGTTGGGGTTGGGTGTGGTCTCGCTCACGCTGCACCTCCCACCCGCTCGACGAAGTCCCGTGCCCGGTTGACCTTGGCCATGAGCTCATCGCTCCCGCCGGCGTCGGGGTGTGCCTTCCTGGCGGCGGCGCGATAGACCGCCTGCAGATCCGTCGGGAGCTCGCTGACGATGTCGCCCTTGCCGATGCTGCTCAGCCATCTCATGGCGTCGCGCACGCTGGCGAACTCGGCCGCTGGCGTCGCCGGCGTCGAGGGCAGGGCCTTCCAGCCGGCGTACACCTGGTCACCCTTCACTGCGCCGTCGCGGGCGATCATCCGTTGGGCGCGGAGCGTCCGGGCGATCGCAAAGACGTTGTGCTCCCAGTCTGCCCACGTCGCGCACTCGTAGCGGAGCGGGCCGTACTTCGAATCGAAGAACAGGCGCACGCCCGGCGATCGCGGCCTGGCGGTGGAGCGGATCCAGCCGTCGTTACGGATGTCGTTCTCGGCGACGTTCATCTCGACGATCGCCTGGCGGACCTCGAGCGCCGCGAGCTCGTGGCGAAGCATGGCCGCGATCGACGTCCACCCGGCTCGGTAGGGGCTCTTCTTGCCCTGGCCCTTGATCGGCTCGGCCCAGGCCCGTGCGATGAGCTCCGTCCTGATTGGCGGCTGCTGTGTGCGTCTCACGCTGATGCTCCTGTGTTGCGGACGGCGCGGTCCTCGGCGAGGGCCGCTCGGTGTTCGATCACGAGTCGCTGAAGGTCTGCCAAGGCATGCATGTCGATGGCCTGCTGCTGCTGGAGGCGGTCGCAGAGTCGCTCGGCCGCGGCGGCGATCGCGAGCGTGCCCTGGGCGAGAGCGCCGGCGGCCTTGGTCTGTGCGAGCTCGGTCTGCGTCAAGTCGAGGAACCGGCCGACGACGCGGGCCTGGCGAGTGAGCCGATCGGCCTGCATCCGCAGGTCACGGGCGCGGAGCCGGCTCTGTTTGCCCTGGTCGGCGGTCATCGCTCGGCCCCCTTCGCGGCCTGGGAGTCGAGGTGCCGACGAATCAGGCGGCGTAGGGGGACGACGGCGCTGATCACATCCGGATACCGGGGGTCGCCCGGAGGGTTGGTTCGCATGCAGATCGCCTGCCAGCCGGAGCCCACGACGGTGATGCCCCAGAGCCCGAGTTTCTCTGCGATCCTTTGTGGCTCGTGAATGACGCCGCCTGCGAGCGTCAGGGCTTGGAGATAATCCTGGTTGAAACACAGATGACGCACAGCCACTTTGCGGCGAGGACTCTCGTTGTCGTCGGGATCTTCCGACGGCCCGAGCGTCCGCACTGGCGGAACCTGGTCGAAGACGATCGGGGATGCGGGCTGTGTGTTGACCGACCAGTTGAGCGACTCGACGTTCGGGAATCGCTCACCCGCTCCTGGCTTGCTGTCCCTGGTGTCGGTCCGCCGGCGGATGCAGAGGGCCAGGTCCGTCGCGTACTCCCAGCCGTTCAAGACGAAGGGCGTGGTGACCGCGTAGACCCCGTGCGAGTACTGCCGGCAGGCGGCGTGCATCAGCTCGTCGAGGGTGATCATGGCTGGGCTCCTTCATCCGCGGCGATGACGTACACCGTGGCCATGCGCCCCGTCCTGGTCGGCCTGCGGCGCCCGCTGTCGACGATCGCTCCGGCGTGCTTGAGGCTCGTGAACCGGCCGCTGTGCGATTGGGGCAGGTGGGCGGCGGCGAGCCACTCGTCGAGCGTGGCCCCGTGCTCGCCGGCGTCGTGGACGAAAGCCAAGGCCTGGCGGGCCAGCAGCGTGGGGCGCTCGGTCGCGTTGGCGGTCAGCGCCGCGATGCGGCTCGTGGCCGGCGCTGCACGCGACGTGCGGTATCCGATTCGGCGGAGCTCGAGCCCGTCCCAGAGGTGAGCAGCGGTGTCGGTCATTCTCGCACGCCCCTCTCTCCGCCCCACATGAGGTCGTCGACGCGGCGCTCGAGCGCCTCAATGCGACGCTCGGCCGCGTCGGCGCGTTCCGCGAGGGCGTTTAGCCGGCGATCGAGCTCGCGTCGTTTTGCCCCCTCGGGCCACGGCAGAAAAGCCGGATGGTCCGAGGTGCGATCGGGGAGCGTCTGGGATACCGGAGGCCCGTTCCAAGGTGAACGAACCGGGTTCCTCAGTCGGCGCTTCGCAGGCCGACATGCAAGCAGGATGATGGGCAGGGCCAGGGCCATCGCGATAGCCAACAGCAGTACTCGTGAGTCCTCGAGCGGCATCATGACAGTGCCCCCCTCGCCGCGACCAGCAGCCATTGGTCCAGACGGTCGATCTGCTCGAAGTCGGCCCACTCGAACGACGTCGGCGGCTTGGCGCGGTCCGGGTATCGGTTCACCATCTGCCGCCCTGTGAGCACGCCGATGCGGTCTTCGTTCTTCCAGAGGACCGCGACGACGGCGGCGTACCAGTTGTGCAGATCGATGAGCGCGTTCAGCTGGTGTGCTCGAAGGCCTCCGTAGCCCTTTCCCGGCGCTACGACCTTCAGCCTGTTCGCGTGCTCCGTGGTCGCTTTGACCTCGAGCGCGATCATGCGGCCTTGGAGCATCGGCAGCCGCTTGTCACCGAGAAGGTCTGCGGATGGTCCCATGACGCCGAGGAAGTCCACGTCCTGGCGCTCTGAGAGCTTCCTCAAACCTGTGAACCCGCGTCCGGCCGTCTTCACCGGCACCGTCGGCACCGGCAGCATGCGAATCCGAGCGACCAGGCTGCGCTCCCAGCCTGCATGGACGCTGGCGAGCTCCCGCTCAAAGTACTTGCCGGCGGCCGTCGCGCGCTTGCCGGCGATGGACCGCTCGAGCCTCGCCTTCTCGGCGCTCGCCTGGTCAGGGTGCAGCGCTCGGAACTGCTCCGCGGTGAGTCGCTCGTTCATGGCTGGCCCTCCGCGTTCTGAGGGATGAGCTTGACGCCGAGGACAGTCAATAGCGCCGCGACCTGATCCGGCATGAGCGCCTGCGTCAGCTGTGCGTGCACGCCGAAGAGCTCGCCCCAGACGTGCAGGTACTTGTCTCGAGCCTCATCGTGCTCCATCGGCCGGTCGATGACGCCTCGCTCCCAGCGCTTCAGGCCCTTGCTCCACCCGGTGTCGTGCCGGAGCAGGTCGCTGGCCTCGCGGGCGAGCACGAGGCGGTCGGCTTCGGTGACGAGCACAGCGACGTCGGTGTCGGTGTACTCGGGAAGTCCGAAGGCCTGGCGGACGACTCGGTCGATGTTGAACGTGTGGTCGTTCAGCTTCTCGGTCATCGCCTTGAGCGGGCCAGGTACATCGCCGAGCCAGGCCTCGTGCGCGTCGTGAAGCAGTCCCCAGCGCGCGGCCTTCAGGGCGAGCGCGGGGGTGTCGTTGGCGGTCGTGCCGAATGCCAGGTCCGCAGCGACGAGGGCCACGATGGCGCTGTGCTGCGCGACCGAGTAGAAGTAGCGCGTGTGCCCGTTGAACCTCGCCAGCCTGCTGAGGCTCGTGGCGATGTCCTGAAGGTTCGCATCGTCGCGATTGAAAGCGTCGACGTGCACCATGCGTCCGGTGAAGGTCTGGATCGGTCCTGCTTCTTTGTTGATGCTCATCGGCGGTCCTCGCGGTTGGCGCTGTAAACGCGGTCCTCGTGTCGGTGTGCGGGCTCGAGATACGGCAGGCCCAGGAGGTCGAACGCGACGGCCTCGCTCGGCACGGCGATCCGAACCCCGCGGCGGTCGTGCGGAAACCCCTCGCGGCTCTTGAGGCCTCGGTTCTGCAGGCGGAACATCGCGGCCTTGCCGAACTCCGCCGGCCCCGTCCTGATCAGCTCGATCCAGCCGCGGTTGCCCTGCGGTCCTGGCCAGAATCGGTGGATCTGGATCGGCAGCAGCGCCGGCTTGGGGCTCTTGAGCTCGAGCAAGAGGTTGCACATGCCGAAGCCGGGCTTGAGGCCCTTGACGGCCGTGCCCAGCCTCGTGTCTCGTGCTGGTTCCTCCGCGGGGTAGAAGTGCTCGCTGAGCACGGCGTACAGCGCGTCAGCCTCCATGGGCCTGCCCTGGGCGTCGAGCGCCGGCCTGGGCGCGATGTAGTCGAGGTCGCCGGCCACCGGGAGGCCGCGGCGGAGACTGCCGACCGTCGCGACCATGGCAGCGCCGCCCTCGGCGTCTGGAGTCAGCTCGCGAAGCCCGAGCGTGCCGCGGAGGTGGTTATCGACCTTGCGGAGATAGTCGGCATCGAATCGCGGTCCGTTCATGAGGTTGCTCCTGCGGCCCTCTTGACCGCGAACGCCAGCGGTGCCTCGATCCGCACCTTGCCGGCCTTGCCCTTGGGCCACCAACGCACGACGAGCGTCTTCTTGGTTCCGGCCTCGGCAAGCGCGGCCATGTCCTTCGCGCTGATGGTGATCTCGACCGGATCCCCGGCGCTGACCGTGACGCTCAGGCTTGTCTGGCGGTGCAGGCCGTACAGCTCGCGGATCTTGGACTCCAGCGCTGGGTCCGCGTGGCGGCCGTTGGCGTTATCTTCGATCGCTGAGAGCCTCGCCTCGCGGATCTCCAACAGCCTCGCGGCCTGCTCGAGAGTGAAGCCGCACTGCTCGCGAAGCGTGCGGAGCTCTGCGCCGATGCGGATGTGCTCCTGGCGGTGCTCCATGCTCACTTGCGCACCTTGCCCTTCACCGGCTTCGCGGGCTTGGCGGCCTTGGCGGCGGGAGCCTGTGCGGGCTCGGCGGCGGTGGGGGCATCCACCCAGCCCTTCGGCCTGGCGATCTTCTTGGAGTCGATCAGCTTCTGGAGCGTGGCCTGGCGGATGACCTTCTCGTCCACCGCCGGCGGGAGCGGCGCGGCGATGTTCAGGGCCTTGCGGAGGGCGTCGCGCTTGTCGAAAGCGTTGTCTGTGTCGGCGAGCAGTTCTGCGATCGCCTCCACGATGCTCTCCGGGCTGGAGGTCGTCGACTTGGCCTTCATCGCGATTTTGCCCAGCTCGCCGATGTCCGGCTCCGCGATCAGCCGGAGGCGTTGCTGCCAGTGGGCTTGGCTCAGGGGTGCGTACCTGTTGTACTTGGGCTTCTTCGCCAGCAAGGTGTCGGAGAAGCTGCTCTCGAAGAGCATCACCGTCATCGCGGTCGCGACCTCCGGCCGTGCCGTCAGAGCGGCCTCGACGTACGGCATGTACTGCTCGACGCGCTCGTGGTTCGCATTCCTGATCGCGTCATTGACGCGGTAGTTGACCTCGTACTCGGGCAGGTAGTTCGTCTCCGAGCGATCGGCCGAACGTTCTGCGGCCTTGACGCTCTTTTCGGCGCGTCGGATCCTGGCGGCGGAGAGTGCGGCCTCGGCGCTGACGCCCGCGGGGACTAGACGGCTCTCCTGCAGCATCTTGATGTTCAGCGGGGCCTCGGTCTTCTCGACCGCGTTGACGATCGCCGTCGCCGCGGTCTTCAGGGCCTTCTCCGCCGCGGCGGCTTTCGCCTTGTAGCACGTCGGGTTCCCGCAGTACGGCCCGTCGTCGTCCTTCGAGCGCCTGCCTGTCCCGCCGTCCATCTTGTCGTACAGGTCGCCGGCGGCTGGCAGTTCGCCCTTGCCTCCGAACAGCTGCATGTCGTTGGCGCTGTTGGCCGGGCAGGTGTTGCACGCGGGGGCTTGAACCCCGGGCACGTTCACGGCCTTGTCCCAGGCGACGTCGGCGAGGCTGAGCATGCGGCGCGTCACCAGGTCCTTGACCTGGTCGAGCTCCATCGGCAGGCGTCCGGGCTCCTCGGCCGCGGCCTGGCGAGCGATGTCCTCGCGAACCTTCGCATCGGCGAGCCTGGCGATCACCCGGGCGTGCGTCGCCGGCAATTGGCCCGAGCGGATCAGCTCGCGGATCGGCTTGCTCATCCGCGCGATGTACAGGTGGTCTCGGACCCAGCGCTCGCTCTGGCCGAGCCTGGCGGCGATCGCGGCGACCCGCTCATCGTCGGGGACCAGGTCGGGGTTTCTGTCGTAGAGCTCGCATACCGCGTCTGCTTTCTCTATGTCGCTCAGCGCCTCGCGGTGGAGGTTCTCGGTGAGCCTCGCGTCCGCGTCCGAAACGTCCGCCGGCACGACGACGGCGTTGATGTGCGTCCACTTCAGCATGTTCGCGGCCCGCATGCGGCGGAACCCGAAGACGAGCTCGTATGAGGCGAGTGCTCCGCCCTGGGTCTTGCGCTTGTCGTCGGGCAGGCGGCGAACCCCGACGGGCTGAAGCTGGCCCAGGCGGTGCATGGTCTCGGCCAGTTCATTCAGCGCCGTCGCTCCCTGCGGCGTGTCGTACGACCTGGCGTCGCGGTCGTTCTTCATCTCATCGACGATGATGTCGGCGATCGCGATCGACGCGGGCTCGGCGGTGCGGTATCCGCCGGCGTAAGGGATGCTCGGCGGCAGTGCGGCGGCGGCGGGCTCGGGCTTTGTGGCGGTCTTCGGCATGCGGGGCTCCTGTGGGTGTGGGGGCGAATCCCGCCGGCGGCCTTGCGGACGCCGGCGAGGTGTGGTCAGCGGGGAGCGTCGGTGAGGGTCGGGTTGGCAGGATTGCGACGCTCAGAAAACGCGCCGAGCGGCTTGGTCAAGTCCGGCCACTCGGCCCAGTACCCGATGCCACGCTCGCCCATGTGGCTGCGCTGCTCATCGGTCAGGGCCTCGCACAGCGGGATCTCGAACGTGTTCGAGCTCGCTCGCATGATCGCGGCTTCGTGCGGCTGGGTCGTGTCGAGCCACGTGTGAACAACGACCTTCCTGTACTCGCCCTCCGGGCCGATGTGCGGCCCGCTGCTGCTGATGACGACGCCCGGCCGCGGCCCTTCCCACTCGGCCCCGAAGACGAGGACGATCCGGCCTGTCGAAACCTCCCGCTTGCTGAAGATGCTGCTCTGCTCTGCGTTCTGCTCTGGCATGTGCTACTCCTGAGTGTGCTTGCGGCCACGCGCCGCCGAATCCCTCGCCGCGGGCTTTCGCCTGCGGCGGGGAGGAGAGAGAGATCAGCGGGACTTGGCGGGCTTCTTCGCGGCCTTCTTCTTGGCCGGCTTCTTGGGCTTCTCGGTGGGCGAGGCCTCGGGCTCCGCGGCAGGCGTGAAGGGCACGCGGCGATCCTCGGGCCAGCCCATCATGATGTGAAGCTCGGCGACTCCGAAGAGCGTCTCGAACGCGTCCTGGTTGCGGGCGAAGATGCGCAACAGGGCGTTCCACATCCGCTCGCCTCCGGAGAGGCGCAGGCGTTCGGCGATGATGGAGCCGAGGTGGCCCCAGACCTCCGAGTGCAGATCGGGGAGACTGGTGAGGATCGCCGGCGCATCGGCACTGGTCTCGAACACATGGCGGAGCTTGCGGATCAGGCGGTCGGGCGTGCCCAGGCCCCAGCTCGCAAGCTGGTCGAGCGCCTCCTGGACATCGTCCTCGTCGATGTTGTTGATCGCGGCCGGCCCCACGCTCGCGGTCCAGGGCACGGTCAACCAGGCGTGATCGAACCCCGCCTCTGCGAGCTCATCGCCGAGCCAGACCTCGGCGGTCGGGTCTGCGTCAGGCGCGGCGCCCTGGCTATCGGCGTCGTCGTCGTCGTCAGTCTGCTTCGGCTTTTCGATCGCCGGCAGGCGGATGTCGCCGCCCTTGATGTCCGTCGCGATGCCGCGGCGAGCGCAGAAGTCCGCGAGGCAGTCGCGTAGGTGGTCGAGTTGCTCCGGCGTGATCTCGCCGGCGAGCATGGCCTGCTTGACGGCCTGGCCCTCGTGCTGGTCCATGGCCTCTTTGACGGTGCGCATGCCGACTTTCAGCCATGCGGCCGAGTACATCTCGCCCATCAGGTCTCGCAGCTCAACGGCCTCCCACGCCCGGGGGTCGGGCTTGAAGCCGTCGGCGAGCCCTCCATCGCACGCACGATCGACCAGGTCGAACAGGTCCTGCGTCATCTTCTTCGTCAGGTCGAGTTCGGATCGGCGCTGGCGATCGAGGTTCGTGAACGTTGCCTTTGCGCGGCGGAGGTCCATCGCGATGCCGGCGACGCGCTCGAGGAGTGCGGGGTCTGCGTGGGCGTCCTTCTCCTCGGGGAGCTCGTCGAGCGACTTGCTCAGCGTCTCCTCGCGGTCCTTCACCGCGCCCTTTGCCTGGTTCCAGTCCTCCTCCATCTCGGCGACGCGGGCCTGGCTGGCCTTCACTCCGTCGCGAAGGGTGATGATGCGGATCGTCGTGGTTGCGTCGAAAGCCATTGCGTGGTTCCTGCTCGGTGTGGTGTGTCGCCGGCCGCACGGCCGGCGTGCGTCAGGCCTTGGCGGCCGTCGGTTGCTGAGTTGTGTTGGTCGGCGCGGTAAACGCGGTGTGCTCGGCGAAGTCGAGCAGCTCGCGGCGGCCGTCCCTTATGCCCCAGCGGGCTGAGATGCGTTTGCCCTTGAACGACTCGATCGAGGTGCTGAAGGTGAACATGTCACCGGCCTCGGTTCTGACCTTGAAGAGCACCCAGGCCTGCCCTTTCGCCGTCGTGCCGTTCTTCACGGCTTGGACCTCCATCACGGTGAGGATGCCCGTCTGCTCGCCCTTCTTGGCGGCCGGCTGTTCATCGCGCTGGCGCTCGGCCCTCGCGGCGGCGTCGGCGGCATCGGCGGCGGAGCCTCGGGCACGCGTGGGCTTGGGCTTCGTCGGCGCTGCTGGTGTCTCCCGGCCGGGCTGCGCGGTCGGGGGTTGCGGAGTGGGGGGCGGAGGCGGTGTAGATGCAGCCGGAGCCGACTCACCACGGGTGGGGGTCTCGGCGACGGGGGCGGTCGTGGTGGCGGAGGCCTTGGCGGCGGGCTTCGGGGCCGGCAGGTCCGCGGGCTTGCGGCCCGCGGCCTGGTGCTGCTGAAGCAGCTCGATCATGCGGAGGCACTCGTCAGGCTCCGCTTTGCGCGCGGTCAGGTCGATGCCGATCTGTGCGCCCAGGCAGTGGACGATTCGGCGGACCTCGGCGTTGATCTCGTCCACCGTGCCTGGCATCTGCCCGGCCCACTGCTTGACCGCCTGGACGAGTCGTGGCGCTGGGAGCAGCCGATCGTCCACCCCGACCGGGCGAGGGGCGGGGTCGATGACCTCGGCTCCGTCCCTCAGCCAGCCGATCAGCCGCCGGCCGAACGCCTCGTCGGGCTTCTCCATCATTTCGTTGTGCAGATCGCTCCAGCGTGTCTTCGTCACCGTCATGATGGCCCCGTCCATCTTGACGCCGATGTCGAACTCGTACTCCATGCCGTCGCGCTGGATCGGAGCCATGCCAAGCCGACGCACGGTGGTCTTGCCGTCGACGACCTCCTGGACGTGCTCCATCTTCTCTCGCAGCGTGACCAGCAGGTGGCACTTGCAACGGAGCATGGTCTCGACGAACTGGTTGTGCAGCGGCGTGACCTCGCGCCAGGCGGTGAAGCCCTTCGGGTCGCCGCTCTTGGTCCGGGCTCGATCGACGCGGTCGAGCGCTCCGTCCTTGCCCGACCAGGCGTGCGTGGCGGAGTCGATGATGATCACACCGTATCCCGCGGCCTCCGCGGCCTCGATCGCCTTGCAGTACTCGCTCGGGCTGAATGAGGTGAGGTTGACCTGGTCAAACTTGAACCTGTCGGCGTAGAGCGAAGACGAGTAGTTCTCGGTGTCGATGAACGCGATCGGCTTGCCGATCGCCTCCGAGATGCCCGTGGCGATCCGCAGGGCGGAGTAGGTCTTGCCGCTGTTGGTCGCGCCCGACAGCACCATGCGGAGCAGGCGCTGAGACTTCTGTGCGGGCTTGAAGACGTACGTCATCGGTGCTCCTGGTCTCGTGGCGTTGTGGGGTGGTGTCGCAGCGGGCGCTCAGCTCGCCCGGCGGGCCTGGGCGGTCTCAAGCTCGCGTGTCAGGTAGAGGAGACGATCGGCCTGCATCTGTGCGGTGCGGGCTCGCGCGTCGCTCTCAGCTTGGATCTGGCGCACCTGCTGCTCGAGCTTGTTGACGCTCTCGAGCGCGTCGGCCTGCAGTTCAGCAAGCTCACGGCGCGTCGCTTCAAGCTCGCCGGCTCCCCGGAACCAGCCGAGCGTGTACCCGACTCCGAAGCTGGCGGCCAGCACGCCGCTGACTGCGAAGAAGATGAGCAGGGGTTCGAGGTTCGGCATCATCGGTTGTCTCCGTTGTGAGGTGCGGTGGGGTCGCCGAGTGCGGCGATCGCGAGGCTGATTGAGTGGTGGTTGCCGGGCTTCCAGGCGTCGGCGTGCCAGTGCGCCCTGGCGAAGGCGACGAACGCGGCAAGGTCGGCGGTGGCGCGGGCGTAGGCCGGCTCGAGCTCCTGCTCGTCGAGGACGGCCTCGGCCAGGACCATCTCGATCGACGTCGGCTCCGGCGCGCTGGCCGGCATCGGCGGCGCGGCGACCGATAACTGCGTGGGTGAGGGCGTGGTGGGGTCAGAGAGGCTGTACAAGGTTGGGCCTCGCGGGGTCGGTTTGGGGTGTGTGGGAGTGGGGAGGGCGACACTCAGACACCGGCGCTCAGATCGCGGCGGCGTTGGTGGTCGAAAGCCCCGGCGAGAACCGCCGGGGCTCGTGGTCATGCATCAGGAGGCGGCGGCTCGCGTGCTCGCCAAGACTCGCGCGGCTTCGAAGGCGTCATCGCTCGGGACCGGCGCGTAGAGCTCGGTCGTGCGGCTGCTGCGATGTCCCAGCAGTGCCGCAGCCGCATCGAGGCCCGCCTTCGGGCGCACGGCCCTGGCCGCGGCGTGTCGGATCGCGTGCGTCGAGAATCGCTCAACACCGGCCTTCGCGCATGCCGAGTCGATCGCCCGCTGCAGCCACTGGCGGCTCCGCTTCTGCCCGCGAGGGTTCAACGGGCGGAACACATACTCGCCTCCGCTGGTTCGGAGTGCTCGCCTGACGGCCGTCAGCGCCGGCCCGACGAGGGGGATGAGGCGCGTGTGCCCCCGGTGGGCGTTTTTGTGCTGCCTCTTGGCGATGTACGCCTGGCGGCCCAGGTGCAGCTCGTCGCGGCGGAGCGTGAGCACTTCGCCGACCCTGCAGCCCGTCGCCGCCATGACCGCGACGACGTCGGCGTGGTGCTTGGGCATCAGCCCGACCAGGCGGCGGATCTGCTGGAGGCTCGGGACGTTCTTCTCCGCCGGCTTCCTGGCGGCGCTCTCCCTGGCGGCGAGGGGCAGGACGCTCAGCGCCGAAGCCGCGTCGGCGGCGGTCATGATCTCGCGCTCAACGGCCCAGCGGAGCATGCGCTGGACTCGGAGCGTCTGCTGGTTCGTGTAGCCGTGCGACCAGTCGCGCTTCGTGATCTGTTCATCTCGCCAGGCCTTGAGCGCCTTGGCCGTGATGTCCTCGGCCGCGGCCTTGTCGCCGAAGCTCTCGAGCAGGGCTCGCATGGTGCTTCGAATGTTCGCGGCCTCGCCGGTCGGTGAGCCATCGGCGCGGCGGTAGTACTTCTCGGCGTGCGCGCAGTACGTCACGACGAGCCGCTTGAGCGGCGTGCATTGCTTTGAGGGCATGGGGGTGCCTCGATGTCGCGCGAGACTGAGTTCGTCGTCTGGGCCTCGCGCGGGCTCCGGCGGCGGCCGAGTTGCTAAGGCTCGGCGACACCACTTTACGTTTCCGCGGCCCGCTGTCAAGCCCGAGAAGATCGAGGCTGGTAGTATGTGCGGGCGCGGCGATGGCCACGGCTGGCAGCCTCGTGACGCTGAGGATCAGACAACGGCGCTCAGATTCCCAAGCTGAATGTCGGGAGTTCGATCCTCCTCGCCCGCTTTGTCTGCCGCCGATGTCACACGATGACACCGGCGGCTTTTCGTTGACAAACCCCGCAGATTTCGCGAGTTCTGGCGACGTGTGCGGGGGCGAGCGGATCGGGGCCAACAGCCGGACGATGACGGGGAATGACCTGGGTGGACGCTCGCTTGTGCAAGCGCGTGTGCAAGGTGTGGCGGCATGAGGCCGCCGGATCGCGCCGAGATTCGACCGCTTCGGCGCGAGGTTCCGGTGCGTGAACGCAGATGTCTACGTGCCCTGCCGCCGAAGATGGAAGCGAGTCGGCGGACCTGACTCGCTGGAGACGTACTCGAAGACGCCCTCGTACAGGAACGAATAGTCGGGCCGCTCGTCCTTCCGATGGCGGTAGAAGAGAAGCAACTCGAGTCCCCGGTCGCGATGTTCGCGGACCAGAGCATCGGTTCTGCCCTGAGTCTGGCCCTCAAAGTACAAATCCTCACCGCTGAGCTGGTCTTCATACGGCGTGCGGTCCGAGGTCTTCTGCTCCGTGATGAACAGCCAAACCGACTCATGGCCTGCAGGGCGGAAGATGCCGGTGTTATACGGATCGCCGTCGAATCTCGTGCGCGTACGGCGCATGATCGGGTTGCGCCGGGGTGAATCGGTGGCATAGTTGTCTCGGTACGGAGGCCGAGCATGGACATCCGCGAGCGTTCACCCGGAGA